GCAGCACACCAGTTCTGGTTGGCGTTCTTCAAGCCGGATCAGAACATTATCGACCTCAGCAGGACCGAACGGGAGTCTGTGCTGCTGCTACGCAAGTCGAAGTACGGGTTCAACCACATGCCGGATTGGATGCTGGATCGTGGACCCGACTCGCTGGTGGACCATCAGCAGAAGATGGCGTTCAGCAACGGCTCACAGATCACCTCCATGCCCTCGGCGTCGGATCCTGCTAGGGGTGAGTCGGCGTCGCTGGTTGTGGTTGATGAGTGGGCGTTCCTGCCGAACCCGGAAGAGGCGTGGTCTTCGATTGAGCCAGTTGCCGATGTGGGGGGCCGTATCATTGGTCTTAGCACGGCGAATGGGTCTGGTAACTTCTTCCATGAACTGTGGGTGGGGTCGCAGACGGGCACGAACCGGTTTGCACCCATGTTTTTTCCGTGGTCTGCGTCTGAGGACCGTGACGAGTCGTGGTATGAGTCGAAGCAGGCGTCGATGTTGCCGTGGCAGTTGGCTCAGGAGTATCCGACGACGCCGGAAGAGGCGTTTATCAAGTCTGGTAACCCGGTGTTTGACTTGGATGCGTTGGAACGCATGAATGCCACGGTTGAGCCGGGTCAGATGGGTTATTTGTGGACACCGTATCCTCGGACAGTGGAGTTCCGTAAAGATGCTCACAGTTTGGCGTGAACCGCTCCCGAAGCGGCCCTATTGCATGGGGGTTGATACGGCGGAGGGGTTGGTGCATGGAGATTATTCGTGCGCCCAGATGTTGGATGTGCGTAGCGGGGAGCAGGTCGCGGTTTGGCATGGGCATATTCCGCCGGATACGTTGGCTACTGAGGTGTACAATCTGGCGTTGTGGTATAACGATGCTTTGACGTGTGTGGAGTCGAACAATCACGGTTTGACGACTATCACCCAGTTGCGGCAGATGGGGCACCCGAATCTGTTCCGCAAACGCAGCCTGAATCAAGTAACGACGAAGGTGTCGCAGGAGTATGGGTGGAAGACGACGCGAACATCGAAACCGTTGCTGATTGACGATTTGGGGATGGCTTTGCGCTCTGATGAGTTGATTTTGCATGATCGGTACACTTTGGCGGAGTTGCGGACGTATACACGCAACGAGCGGGGGTCGATGAGTGGTTCACCGCATGATGATCGGGTTATGGCGTTGGCTTTGGCGAATGAGATGCGCCAGTACGCGTTTATGCCGGAGTTTGTGCAGAAAGTGGACGATTATTGGACGATTGACTGGTGGGCGCGGCTTGCCGGGAAGGCCGACGACGATATTTCACCCCTTCTGATTGGTGCCCACAACATGCGTGGGACAGTCTGAACTGTTCTATAGAGGCTATTGGAGGTTATATGTCAGCAGCAGGCAAGTTCGTTTCGCACACTAACGGTACTCGTACCATTGATGGCGCTTCGGGCAAGAATAACAAGATGGAACGTGGTAGTTCCGTATCGGCGAACCCGATCTGGAAGACCGGCGTCCCGAACTCACCGAAGCAGCGGTTCGACAACCCGAAGTACGCCCAGTATACGGGTCCCTTCGGTCAGTTGTCGGTGCGCGAGACTCCATTCAATCAGCATGGCACAACTGGCAAGGTTGAACCGGCCAAATCGCAGCCTCGCCTGCGCGGCCACAACGCCGGGTAGTGTCTATCCTCCCCCGGGAGGCGACCTATGACGAGTTCTGCACTTACATTGTGGAACTACGTGGGTCGTTGTCCCGTGTAGAGTTGGATGAGTTATGGGCGTGGCATCAGAAACTTCGTGGCATCAAGTTCGCAACTGGTCGGGGTTACCGATCCCAGTTGCCTCCCGAAGAGCAGCACCTGACTCGGGAGGAACGCGGTCGGAAGACCGAAGCGGAGGCACTTGCGAACGGTCGCAACATTGAACGCCTACCGGATAAGGCAACATTCTGATGGCCCGTAAAACGAAGATTGAGCAGTTTGAGGTTGTCAAACGCCGGTTGGATGCGTCTGCCCGGTGGCGTGACGAAATGGGTTATGACAACCTGTGGCGTCGCATGACAGACTTGTATCGGGGGAAGCATTGGCCTCGCACAACGCGTTCCAACGAGGACATGATTACTGTCAATCTGGCCTTTAGCACAATCAATGTGATTGCGCCATCCGTGTCGGTGAATCATCCCAAGATTGTGGTGACACCGAACTCGCAGGAGAATCAGGACCGTTCAGCGTTCGTTGAGGCCGTGGTGAACCACCTGTGGCGGCATCACGACTTCCGCAAGCCATTCCGGCGCGCTGTAAAGGATTTCCTGATCTTCGGCCACAGTTGGGTGAAGGTTGGTTGGAAGTTCTTGGAACAGGAGCGGATGCTGGGTGAGGCAGAGCGCGACGAGATGTTCACTGAGGCTTTGGACGAGGTTGACGCGTTTGCCATGGAGGAGCCGGGTTTGGCGGGGGGTTTGCCAACGGACGAGGAGATGGCGGCAAACATTCCGCAGACGGCGATGATAGTGGTGGAGGACCAGCCGTTCGTGGAGCGCATTTCACCGTTCGACATCTTTGTGGACCCGGAGGCGACCTGCATTGAGGACGCCAAGTGGATTGCGCAGCGCATTGTCCGACCGTTGGAGGAGGCACGGGCTGACCGGCGGTATAAGGCGTCGGTGCGGAAGGATCTGTCTGCCGATTCGTTGCTGTATCCGATGTATTCGGTTGCCACACGTCGGGAGCAGGAAGAGTATTTGGACAGCGAGGAGCGGTGCGTTGTCTACGAGTATTATGATGTGCAGGCTAACACGTTGAGTGTGTTGCCGCAGTCGGGGGATAGGTTCCTGATTGACCCGATTGCGATGCCGTATGCGTACGGTCAACCGTTTGTGATGATGCGCAACTATGATATTCCCGACTACTTCTACCCGATGGGGGATTTGGAGGCTTTGGAGTCTCTACAGCAGGAGTTGGACAAGACACGTTCGCAGATGATGAACGCCCGGAAGCGTTACGCCCGCAAGTACCTGTATCACGAGCGTTCGTTTGGCCCGGAGGGTCGTGAGGCTCTGGAGTCGGATGATGACGGCCGGTTGGTTCCGGTTGTGGATGAGAACAAGCCGTTGTCGGAGACGGTCATTCCGATGCCGCAAACACCGCTGTCGCCGGAAATCTACAACATGTCGGAGATTGTGGAAGCCGACATAAACACCGTCAGCGGTGTGTCGGAGTATGCGCGTGGTCAGATGCCGGAGATCCGCCGCACGGCAACGGAGGCAAGCATTATTGCTGATGCCGGTAACGCCCGTGCTGCTGACAAGTTGGCGACTGTAGAGTTGGCTATCGCTCAGATTGGGCGTCGTGTCATCCAGTTGATGCAGCAGTTTATGACCGGGGAGCAGATGGCTCAGGTGGCTGACAAGGGGGCCAGCCTGTTTGTGCCGTATGCCCGGGATGACATCACCGGGGAGTACGATTTCAGTGTGGAGGCCGGATCCACGCAGCCGATCAACGATACGATCCGCAAGCAGCAGGCTGTGTCGCTGTTGAACGCCATGGCCCCTCTGGTGGGCACAGTGATTGATCCGGCGGCGTTGGCGAAGCATGTGCTGTCGGCTGGTTTCGGAATCAAGGACCCGGAAAAGTTTATGATGCAGCAGCAGCCGCAACAGCCGGGTGGCCCCGAAGGGGCGCCACCGGGGGCTGGCCCCGAGGCGGGTCAGATGCCGCCGGGGATGCCGATTACGCCACAGCCAGAGGGGGCGTTCTCCCCGACTGGTGGGGTACCGCCGGAGTTGCTGGCACAGATTCAAGGACAGATGGGTGTAGACCTTCCGTTCTCGTGAGCAAGTGGGACAGTGGTCCCTTACACATAGGAGCAACCTTTAGGACTCCGAGGAGAAAACAGAATAATGGATGAAGATGTTGACGGAACCGTTACGACGGACAGCCCAGATTCTTCAGTTGAGGTTCTAGAGGAACCTGTCAGCGACGGCTACACCGTGAAGGTGGATGGTGTCGAAGAGCAGGTCAGTCTTGATGAACTTCGGGATGGATACCAGCGTCAGGCGGATTACACACGTAAGACGCAGGAGTTGGCATCCGAACGTGGTCGGTTACAGCAAGCAGAGGCAATTGTGAACTCGTTGGAGGCAGATCCGGCGGGAACACTGGCGGCTTTGGGAGATGCGTTTGGGGTTGGCGGGACAACCGCTCAACCTGCGGGAAATACAGACCCGTGGGATGAGCCGGATCCGAGCGAACAGCGAATCGCTTCCTTGGAGGCACGTCTTGAGCAACAGGACCGGTTACATAGACGACAACAGGTAGAGAAGCAGGTAGATCAACTCAAGGAGACTTACGGAGACTTCAACGCTCCCGAACTGTACCAACACGCGCTGACGCACAAAATAGGCAATCTAGAGGCCGCATTGACACATATGCGGTATAACGATGTAGCCGCAAAAGCCAGCAAGTTGGAACAGGACGTGGAGCGCACCGAGGCAAAACGTGAGGCTGGTGTGGTGGAACCTTCGGGTTCCAAGCAGACCGGTTCAACGGCAGAGCCGGTGAGGGTGGTTTCCAGCATCCGAGAGGCGTTCATGGACGCTAAGCGTTCCCTGTCTTCATAGACAACAGAGAGGTGACAGACTATGGCGGGTAACCCGCTTTTTGATGAACTGCTGTCTACCACCCTGAAGAACTACATCCCGAAACTGACTGACAACATTTTCAGCGCGCGACCTTTGTTCTATGCGTTGACGAATGGTCAGACTATTCGGCGTATTTCAGGTGGGCAGGCAATCGTAGTTCCGGTTATTTACGGGACAAACAGTACGGCTGGTTCGTACGCAGGCACGGATACTATTTCCATTACGGCTCAGACCGGCATTTCGGCCGCTGAGTACGATTGGAAGCAGTATGCGGCTACTGTGACGATCAGCGGTATTGAGGAAGCCAAGAATAACGGCGAAGCCCAGATTATTGACCTGCTGGAAGGCAAGATTTTCCAGACGCAGGAGACGGTGATTGAGAACATGAACACCATGTTCTGGGCGGATGGTACTGGTAACGGCGGTAACGACTGGAATGGTCTGCACCTGATTGTTGCCAAGCCCAACACGTCGCTTGGTGGAATCAACCCGGGTACTGCTGGGAACTCGTGGTGGAAGTCCACCGAGACGGACGAGAATGGCGCTCTGACACAGGCCACGATGGCAAACGTCTACAACACTATTTCGGTTGGTAACGACCAGCCGACAATCATCATCACCACACAGGCCCTGTACGAGAAG